AAGGAATCAGCTTTCTCACCCGTCAACCGTTCACAAATGAGTTGGGCCATGTAATCGTCCCGTGACGCACCATACCCACCCGTCTTGAGTTTTGCCATCACATCTGAGACGCGAGAGGCGGTTACCTTACCCAAACGGGCGGCAAACCATTCCGGTGTACCTTGTTCCATTACAGACTCGCTTTCTTCAAGTCTTTGGCAACGATGATGGCATTCTTAGCTGCGGCATCATGTCCGGCAATCTTGATGGCCTCAAAGTAAGCTGCCTTCAATTCATCCTCTGTGGTGGCTGCATCAATGGAAGCGATTAAAGGGGCAATCAGAACGGTAGGCTTTTCAACCTTTTTGCTTGCGGCATTCCCATCGTCATCCTCCGGTGCGATTCCACACGCTGCCATCAAGCTATAGCGTCTTGCGTATGTCAGTGCTGAACCGTACCCTTGCGGGTCTTGCTTGCTTGCGGGTACATGAAGAATCCCGCACTCCAACATCTCGCCGGACTCATGAACAAACATCGTCTCGACCATTACGCCATTGGCGCAGTCATAGCATTTCTGAATGAGTGCTATCCCGTTGTCGTTTAAACCGTCCATAACGGCCTCAACGCAAGCGGATAGGTCAGCATAGCGTGATTTGAAATGAGGGTTTGTAGAGGTCTTTAAAGCGGGGCCAAAAGCCTTTTGTGCTTTGACCAAAGCGGTGGCGATGTTTTTCATTTGGAATCCTTTGCAATGAGTTCAGTTTGAAGGGTTTTGATTTCGTCACGGGCGTTATCGATGTGGGTAGACAACACGCGAATGTGGCCTTCCAACAATTGGATGCGATACAGCAGTCTTTCTACTTGATCGGCATCATGTTCGCGGTAGAGGGTCTCTGAGGTTTGTTTGGCAGAGTTGATGATGTACTCGGCATTCATGCTGTGATTGCTTTCAAGTTGTTGATGCGGTTGTTAATGTCGGTGACAGTCTTTTGATAGTCTGCCATCACCTTTTGTTTTTCTTTTTCCAAAGCGGCAATTTGCTGTGCGCGGGGGTCGTAGTTGTCGGGCACTTCGATTTCAATCTCTTGCTCACCTACATAGGTACGATTTTCGTCATCGTTTACCTTGGCGTAAAAAACAAGAAACTGTCCTTTTTCGTCAAAAGAATATTTGCTGTAAAAAATATGCACTGTGGTTTTGATCTTCATTTCATGGCCTCCAAATAAAACAGTCAAGAGCAAGCACGATAAGCCCGATGAGGCTCACCACACGAACCACTTTGTCGGCAATGGTCAGACGGGCTACATGAATCTCAATGCAAGCACCGTTCTCCATCGAGTTGGGGAATGCTTCGTTGAATGTGCGGGGGAATTTGGTTCTGTTAAGCATGGAAGTCCTCCAACATGGCGACATGGTGTTTCTTGATCTGTGCATAGATTGATGCTTGATCGGCTGCTGTCAGTTCGTAGGTGACCTCAGTTCCGGCGGGTTCAGACTCAAAAGCCTCAACCGTATAGGCAAACCAATCGTAGGTTTCTGAAAGACCGACAGAATCATCGGACTCGAAATAGTCAAACTCGACCAACAGATAACCATAGTCGATGCTGTGGACTTCGGTGGTGTAGGATAGATTTCTCATGTGTTTCCTCTAATAGACCCTATGCGATGTGCTTGGGAATGGATGTACTGTATCGCTAAATCTAGCAATTATCATTAGGACTTTCCCTAATGTGCAAAAATACAACATCTAGCACAATGAATCATGTATCCACATTGCTTCCCATCTGAAAAGCAGTATCGTGAATGGGTCGGCTACGCCAAAATCGTAGCGGAACCCGTCCATATCTGTGAGGACTGCACAAAGGATTTTCAGAGGGAAATGCTGCTTGAAGAACGGTGCAAACCCTCACCGAAATGGCTCATTGGTAAAAAACCCGAAGGAACATCATGAAAGCACTCGTAGGAATTTGGTTTGCTCTGTCTGTCAGCTTGGCATGGGCATCTTGCACCACTCACACAATCATGTCGGGCGGACGCATCGTTACCTGCACGACTTGTTGTTACGGTAGCAATTGCACGACAAATTGTTTTTAGGGTATTGACACGCACAAACAAAGTGTGCGTATAATCCACTCATCAACGGCTTGGTAACCCGTTGAAGTTCTACACGGCGAAAACCGCAGAACCCATTGGTGAGCGGGCTTTGTCAAAGCTAAAGGTGCGTGGTGTAGCACCCCTTTATGCGGCAACCAAGCCTAAAGCTCGTTCAACCAATGGGTTTTTTGCTTTTTTGCCCCTACTCGTCAGGGCGCGTCAGCTAATGGTCTGCATGGACTGAACCCAAGAAACACCGCACCCATCTCACCCGTGGGCAAAAGGCGAACAGCGTTAGTTGAGCGACTGTTAAAGCATTTGGTACACGGTGGAACAAGGCCAAATGTATAAGTGAATCAACTCGTCAAGCGCACTTGGGCTGAGACTGTTTTTTGAAAGCATTAAGATGAATTTAGGAACAGATCGAAAGCTGGAGCGGGAAGGATAGACCTCTATCCACCCTTGTAGGAACTATGGAGAAAACAAAAATGGACTTATTCGAAACGGGATTCGACAGATTTTGGTCAGCATGGCCTAAAAGCCCCCGCAAGGGTGGCAAGTCAGAGTGCTTAAAAAAATGGCAAAAGTTCTACTGTGAGACTTGCGCCGATCAAATTATTAAGCATCTTGAGTGGATGAAAACCACTGACCAATGGCGCAAAGATAACGGGGCATTCATTCCCGCACCTTTGGTCTACCTCAATCAACAAAGATGGGACGGGGCAGAGATACCCGACACAGCCCCCAAAGCAGACCCCGCACTAGAGAAGATCAAAGCCGACATTGAGAGGGCTGCACCGATGCCAAGCCACATCCGCGAACGACTTGCTCAACTGAGGGGTAAAGCATGACCAAAGAACAAGCACACGCACTGCTCAACTTTGTGAAGTTGGGGTTTGCAATCCCCGCATGGAGAATCAACAAAGCACTGACCATCACGGGGGACTTGAATGCTCAGAGAGTTAGCCGATCACTATGCCACTCTTGCGATGACGAAGGGATGGACAGAGTACACACGCCATCGGGTGAAGGAACTACGCGATTCGAGCGATATGTGGAAAGAATTACCCCGCATGGTGAAGGAGCGCATTGATGGACATAAAAACGCCGAGAGGGAGAGAATCGCTCAAAGCGGAGGCCCGAGCAATGGCGATATTCGCTAAACACTTTCCGGACTACGAGTACTGCGAAACACCAAAAGACAAACCCGCAGACATTGACGCATTACTGATAAAACAAAATCAAATCATGCGGGTGGTCGAAACCAAATGCAGAGACTTGACCATTGAAGAATTTATCGGAAGATTTAATTATCAGTGGTTGGTGACATTTGACAAACTCGAAAAGGGTCGGAAAATATCTCATGCAATGCAAGTGCCGTTTATCGGATTCTTGTATTTAATGCAGTCCGATTTACTTCTTGTTCAGCAAATATCAAACGAACATAGCTATGTTCCGGAGATAACCATAATGCTGACCGAGACACAGAAAACAATTAATGGCGGTCGAATAACTCGCTCAAACGCTTATATCGACATGAGCAACGCGACACAATTAAAATGATTCAAATATTTTTCACTGTCCCACAAGTCTCCGGCAAAGGCAGACCCCGCTTTGCGCGACAAGGAACCTTTGTAAAAACTTACACAGATGCAAAGACTTTGACCTACGAGAAGTCGATACAGACCTATGCCAAACAAGCGATGGGGTCTACAAGCCCTCTAATCGGGGCTGTAGCGGCTTATCTTCACATCGGAATACCCATACCGCCATCCTACTCAAAAACGCGCCAAAAGGCTTGTATTGAAGGACTTGAACGACCGACCAAAAAGCCCGACATTGACAACATAGTGAAGGCTGTACTTGATGGCATGAACGGCATCGTGTATCTTGATGACAAACAAGTGGTGGATTTGCACTTGACAAAGGTTTATTCTTCAAAAGAAGGAATAGATATTATGGTGAAAGAAATATGAACTACACTTTATATAACCCCCAACAAGGACACGCAGTATTAAAAGACTTGTGGCCTCAAATCAAAGCCACATTGATGGCAGGGCAGAAACTGCGGATTGAAATAAAACAATCGCGTAGAAGCGCAGAACAAAACGATATGTTTCACGGCATCATCCATAAAATATATATTGCGATGAAGGGCGCGGGTTCAAAATGGACTGCGGACGATTGGAAACGATTATTAATAGACCAATGGGCACACGAGACTAATCGCAAGATCGGAAAGGTAGCCCCTTCACTTGATGGCGAAAGGGTGGTTCAATTGGGGTTGCAGTCTCACAAGTTCACTATTGAGGATGGCTCAGAGTTCATTGAATGGTTACTCGCATGGTCAGCAAATAAGGGGGTTGATCTATGATTCACTATCATGGAACACCCATAACCCCTATGAAGGCCATAGAGACAATGGGCGGCAAGCATTTCTGTGTTTCCTATGCACGACCGGATGACTTGCAAAGGTGTTTGCGTTTGGGACAGTCTCTAATGTTGGATAACGGGGCATTTAGTGCCAAAACTCGCGGATTGCCCTTTGATATCAATGGATTTTATAAATGGGTGGAACCTTTGCTGGTGCATCCACATTGGGCTGTAGTGCCGGATGTTATTGATGGGACTGTTGAACAACAGAGGGAAATGGTCAAAACATGGCCCTTCCGCAAAGAGTTTGGCATTCCCGTTTGGCATTTGGGCTTGCCAATATCCTATTTATTGGAACTGTGCGACACATGGGGACGGGTCTGCTTTGGGTCAGCTGGCGAGTATTGGCAGATTGGGACTACCAAATGGTGCGGAAAGATGGACGAAGCATTTAACGCCATGACAAACACCTTTGGGCGGCAATTGCCTTGGGTGCATGGATTAAGGATGTTGGGTCTATCTGCTGGCCCGTGGCCTTTGGCTAGTGCTGATTCAACAAATGTAGCTGTCAATCATTCCGGAAAAATGGAGTGTGCTGGCTGCATGGCAAAGAGGATAGATTCCACCAACCCCCCAACCCTTTGGGAAGCAAAACCGTTACAGGAGATTTTGATTTGATTTACCCCGCAATTTACATTTCTGCACTTGTCGTAGCCAATCTGCTGGTGGCATGGCTCGGGCCGTGGTTTAGTCCTATAAACGCCTTTGTTCTCATTGGATTGGATTTGTCATTGCGAGACAAACTACATGAACAATGGGAAAACGACAGACTTATCATAAAGATGGGTGGTTTAATTGCTGTAGCTAGCGTAATTTCCTATTTGCTCAATCCGGCAGCTGGGTCGATTGCTTTGGCATCATTTGTGGCTTTTGCTCTTTCAATGATTGTTGACACCATTGCTTATCATTATTTGAGATACAAATCATGGGCAATTCGATCAAATGGGTCTAATGTTGCTGGTGCGGCGGTGGACTCGGTGACATTCCCTACCATTGCTTTTGGTGGTTTGATGTTGGAGATTGTGGCTTTGCAGTTCTGTGCAAAGGTTTGCGGTGGATTTCTTTGGAGTAAGTTTCTCAAAAGGATTTGAGGTAGCATAAAGGTGTTGGTGTAAACGGTTTGGCTCCGTGGTGCTTCCGTTCAGTTGCTACCGACCCTGCCTTATGGGGACACCAACAAGGACACATATATGTTGATGTTCCCCAAGTACACCTATTACCGGAGCAAGACCCACCTCAAGAATGTGGC